GCGGCGAAGGGCACCAAGACGGGCGAGCGCAACCTTGACGGCACGCTGGACCCGGGCGAAGACCCGGTGAAGTTGCAGGCTGAATACGACGCGAAGGTAAAGCTGCTGGATATCGCGGAGAAGACCCGCGCCGAAGGCAAGCTCCAGGCTGACCAGAATCAGGCAATCATCAACTCGTCGCAATACGGCGCGGGCTATGAGCAGTCGCTCGCGGTCGCGGAAGGCAAGCTGTCCTCGCAGATCGGCAAAGAGAATGCCGACCTGAAGGCCGCGTTCGATGAGCGGATCAAGACGGTTGACCAGAAGGCACCCGAATACGCGAAGCTCACCCAGAAATACGCCGACGACCTCAAGGCGCTGAAGGTCAAGCAGACCAACGATGAGATCGCCTCGCTCAAAGTGCAGCAGGCAGCCATCGACGAGCAGATGCACAAGGGCTTTTCAGGTCCGGACGCCGACGCACGCATGGTTGCGGCGGCCAAGGCCAGCAAGAACCTGCAGGCGCTCATTACCAGTGCTCAAGGCGGGGTTGACGCACTCAACGCGCCGAACGTGTTCATGGCGAACAAGGACAAGGCGGCCGTGCGGGTTCATGCACCCACCGACGAACTGAGCGCGGCACTCGGCCAGGTCGAAGTGCAGCTGGAGCGCGCGAAGGCGAAGCTCGAACAGGTCAAGACCGGCGCGACCGAATACGAGGACATTCGCCGCGGGGTTCAGGCTGAAGTCGAAGCGATGCTCGACAACGGCCAGCTCGACTTCATCACGCACGGTAAGGGCGGCACCAAGACGACGCCGCTCGTGACCGATGCGCGCGTGATCCAGCTCATTGACGAAAAGACTTCGCTCGAAATCGTCAAGCAGGCCACGCAGCAGGTGTTGACCATCGACAAGGCGCTCCAGCCCGCGAAGGAAAAGCTCGCGCGCACGATGGACTTGCTCAACGCGGGTGACTTCACCTCGAAGACGGGCGCGGCCACCGACGCCATGCTCAGCAAGCTCGCCAAGATGAAGGTGGGCAGCATCGAGGCGGCCGACGCGCTGTCACGCCTGAGCGACGCGGAGCGCGAAGCCATCCAGGTGGCAGCAGCACAGGACTTGGCCGACTACACGCGCCAGCTCGGCGCCGGCAACGCGCAGGCAGCCGCGGGCCTGATTACCAATCAGCGTGACCAGCTGGCCGCGCAGAACCAGATCGCCAAGGAAGCGTGGGAAAAGGCTGACGCTGAAAAGCTCGACGCCGCGAAGAAGAGCGGGCTCGACGTCTCGGCTCAGGAAGCGATCATCACGCAGCGCCGCGTGATTGATAACGCGCTGGCTGCGAAGAAGATGGAGTCGCCGCTCACGCAGCTGGCTGAGCACTGGCAAGACACCACCGCGCAGATGCGTGCGGCGTCCACCGGCTGGGCCAGTTCGACCGTCGATGCATTCGTGAACGTGGTGAAGACCGGCAAGATCAACTTCGGCTCGCTGGTGGATCAGGTCGCCACCGATCTGCTGAAAATCTCGCTCCAGAAGTCGCTGGGCGGCGGCATGCAGGTCGGCTACGACGCGCTCGCCAAGGGCTTCGGCAATCTGATCGGCGGCAACGGCAAGGACGAGCAAGCGAACCCGGGCGACGCAATCTCCGGCGCAGCCTCGTCGGTGTTCGACTTTCTGAAAGCGCCGATCGACGGTGTGTCGAAGATGTTCGCTCAGTTGACCGGTAAAGGCTCTGACTACAGCGCGACCGTCACCGACAACGTAAAGAACCTCGTCGTCGGGACCACGGCTAACACCACCACGCAGTCCTCAGTGGTCACGCTGGGCAACGCAGCCCTCTACGCAGCGCAAGCGCTCGCAAGCATCGGCGGGGGCGGCGGGGGTTCGAGCGGAATCATGGGCGCAATCGGCGGCATTGCGAGTGCTGCAATCGGCGCGTATTTCGGTGGCGGCTCCACAGCAGGTGCGCTTGGCGCCACAAACAGCATGGACACGGGCGCGGGCAGCGGCAGCCTCTTTGGCACCAGTGCCGGCACCAACACGCTTGGCAACTACAGCTATGCCGGCGGCGCCATGTCGAACCAATACAAGTTCGCCAACGGCGGAATCATGTCCGAGTTCGGCCCGCTCGCGCTGCGCAAGTATGCGAACGGCGGCGTCGCGAGCAGCCCGCAGGTCGCGATCTACGGTGAAGGCTCGATGAATGAAGCCTTTGTGCCGCTGCCTGACGGCAAGAGCATTCCCGTGACGATGAGCGGCGGCAATTCGGGCGGCGGTGGGGGCGTTGAAAACATCCAGGTCAACGTGATCAACCAGTCCGGCACCGCGGTGCAGGGCCAGCAGCAGGGTGCGCCGCGCTTTGACGGCAAGCAAATGATTCTGGACGTGGTGCTGACGGCAGTGTCGTCGCCGGGCTCGTTCCGAGACCAGATGAGAGGGAACATGAAATGAGCTACGCCACGATGCCGTATTCGGAGGAGATCGACTCCTCCAAGTTCTCGCAAGAGAAAGAGAACCCAGCGATGGGTTCGAAGATGGACGGCGGCTATGTCGTCACCCGCCCGCGCCACACGCGCCGGCCGCGCCGCACCTTCTCGGCGGGCTTCACCGACATGCGCGCCGACAAGCAACCGGTGTTCGACGCGTTCTTCGACAGCACGCACGGCGGGGCCGTGATTTTCCTGTTCATTCACCCGGTCACCGGCGAACAGATCCCCGTGCGCTTCACCACCGATACCACCTTGCCGTGGACCTACACGGGCATGGGTAAGACCGCGCTCTGGAATGTCACGTTCAAGCTCCAGGAGGCATAAATGGCAAACGCCCTTTCCATCGCCAGCATTATCGAAAAGAACCGCATCGGCAGCGACGTTCCATATCTGGCGTTTCTCGACGTGGGCGTGATTGACCCCGCAACGGGCGCCGTGATCGAGACGCTGCACTTCGTGAACAACATCGAGAACACCACACGGCAAGGCATCGTCTACACCGCGATGCAGTTCTCGCTCGAGCTCCACTCGGAAGGGGGCACGCAGCCCTCGGTCAACGTGACGATGCTCGACTTCTCGCGCCTCGTGATCCAGAAGATGAACGACTACGGCGGGGGCGCGGGCTTCCCGGTGACCGTGATGGTCTGTCAGGCGGGCGGGCTCGATGCTACGCCGGACGTGACCGAGTATTTCGAAATCGTCACGGCGTCGGTCGAGAACTATTCCGTCAACTGGACGCTTGGAGCCGAGAACGCGCTGACCAAGCAATATCCGCGACGCATGCAACGCCGGGACTTTTGCCAGTGGGTCTATCGCGACACCAACACCTGCCGCTACACGGGCAAGCTCCCGACTTGCGACCGCACGCTGCACGGCACGCTCGGTTGCAAATCGCACGAGAACGTCATCAACTTCGGTGGCAATCCGAATCTCGTTAGCAACAACGTCCGTTAACCTATAAAATGAGTAATGTATGACTTATTGTGATCTTATCGGACTGCCCTTTGAGAACGGCACACGCGGGCCTGACAGGTTCGATTGCTACGGGCTGGTCAAGTTTTTGATCGAGCGCGACACCGGGCAGCGCGTGCCGGATTACGAAAGCCCAGCAGATTCGGGGCGGGTGCACGCGCTGATGACGTGTTCGATCCTGTTCTGGAACCAGCTTCCAGGGCCGCGCGTTGGCTCGATGGTCATGTTTCGCCTTGGCAGAGAGGTCTGTCATGTCGGCTACGTAATAAGTAACGACCGATTTATTCACGCCTGGGAAAAGACAGGCGGGGTAACCACCGAACGCTTGGCCGATTGGGATAAACGGATTGTCGGATTCTATGAATACATCGAAGAAGCGAAATAAGGCTGCGCCCAAGATCATCAAGGTGCGGCGGATCACGAACCCGTTCAATCCGGGTGTCGATGTTCGCGACGAGACGTGGAAGTGGCGCAAGACATTTGCCGTGTCCGACTACCTGCCCATTGGTCTGGCCGACGACCACGTGGTCTCGATCGACGGCACCGTAGTCACGTCCGCACAGTTCAGCAAGACCTTCATCAAGCCCGGCGCGTTCGTGGTGATCTGCCCGGTCCCGCGCGGCGGTGGGGGTGGCAAGGGGATTCTGCGCATCGTCGGCATGATCGCGATTGCGGTCGCCGCTGCTTACACGGGCGGTGCCGCATACGCCGCATACGGCGCGGTTGGGGCTGCGGCGGCATCGGCCGCCGTCACCATCGCGGGCTCGCTGCTGCTCAACGCGCTCTTGCCGCCTCCCGTGGCGTCTACCAAGACGACGCAGGGTCTCGCCAGCAGCGCGACCTACGGCGCTGACGGCGCGAAGAACACGAGCTCCGAATTGATCCCGGTGCAGGTCGTGAATGGCACCTTCCGGACTGCCGGCAACATCATCGGCGTGCACACCGAAAACGTCGCGAACGACCAGATCCTCTATGTGCTGGTAAACGCCGGCGAGGGACCGATTGCCTCGATCAGCGACGTCCTGATCAATGACCGCCCTGTGAGCGAATTCGCCGAGGTGTCGATTCAGACGCGTCTGGGCGATGCCTATCAAAGCCCGATCGACTGGTTTTCGAACGTCATCACGCCCTACAGCAAGGCGACGCAGCTACCCCATGACGGCACCTGGCAGACCTATACCACGCAAGGCGCGGTGGAGCAGGTCCGGCTCGACTACTACTTCCCGAACGGCTTGTATTCGGTCGACCAGAAGAGCGGCTCGATCGTCAGCAACTCCGTGGCACTCGAGGCGCAATACCGGCTGCATACCGACAGGGGCGACGGCGGTTGGAGCGATTTCAGCTCGGAAGTCACCCAATACGCGAACGTCCAGGTCCGTCCGATTACGAAGGTCGGTAACGGCAACGTCCCGATAAACGGCAATGAATTCGACACGCCGTATGACCCCACGCAGATCATCACCGGCCTGCAGATCATCGACTCCAATGGCGACAACCTGCCGATGGGGTCGATGCGTGATCTCGCCAACGCGAAATACGCGAGCTACGTCGGCAAGGTGGTGACAACGTGGCCGATCGCGCAAGCCGGATGGGTGTCTGCCACCGTCCAGCAACCGGTCAACGCCGGTGCGCTGCTCGTGACGGAAAGCAACCGCAGCACGATGCGTCGCTCGTTCTCGTCGCCCAACTTGCCGGCGGCGATCTATGACATTCGCACGCGGCGCAACAAGAACTACGTCGATTACACCGCCAACTCCACCAGCAAGAAGGGCGTGGGTGTGACCGACGAGGGCGTCACCGCCTCGTCGGATGTCTATTTGTCCGACCTGAACGAGATTGTCTTTGACGGGGTGGCCTATAACCACACCGCGCTGCTCGCGTTGCGCATCAAGATGGACGCGCAGATTTCGAACGTGCCGACCATCACTTTCTTGCACGGTGGCCGGATCATCACGACGATGAGTCGAAAGAACGGCATTGTCACGACCGTCAACGCGCCCTCGAACAACCCGGCATGGGTCACCTACGATCAGCTCACCCATACGCGCTACGGCGGGGCAATCCCACCCGAGCGGATCGACCTGAGCTCGTTTCTCGAATGGTCTGAATTCTGCATCGCCAACAACCTGACGTTTGACGGGGTGTTCGATACCGTCATGAACGTGTGGGATGCCTCGCAGCTTGTAGCGCGCTGTGGACACGCCCAAATCTTGCCGGTGGGCACGCGCTACTCGATCATCATCGAACGCGCGTCGGAGCCCGTGATGCTCTTCGGCATGGGCAACATCGTCGAAGACTCCTACAAGCAGAGCTGGATGTCGCGCACCGACCGGGCGACCGAAATCGATGTGACGTTCTTCGACAAGACCGACAGCAACAAGCAAAAGACGGTCAAGGTCTCGGACCAGGCCGCGGCGCTCCAGGGATTGAAGCAGAACGCCTCGGCAATCACCGCTTACGGCGTGGTCGATATCACGCGCGCGTATGCGGAAGGGGCGTTCCAGCTCAACCTGAACCGCTACCTGACCCAGACCAACGAATGGCAGTCGCCGGTCGAGGCTATCGCGTGTATGGCGGGCGACGTGGTGCTCGTGCAGCACGACCAGCCAGCCTGGGGCTTTTCTGGACGGCTCGCCGCGGGCTCGACCGCGACCACCATCAAGCTCGACAAGCTGGTGACGATGGCAGCCGGCAAGCCCTACAAGCTGCTCGTGCTCGCGAACACGGCACTGCGCTCGAACTCGGTCATCACCTCGATCGTCGGAAGCTTCGTCGGGATCGCAGGCGGCACGCCGATGAATCTGCGCATTCGCCGCATCGTGAGCCCCGCAGGCATCGACATCGCGATCAACTCGGTCACCAGCGATGGCGTCTACGTCGAATCGACGGCCGCGCTAGCAGTAGGCATGACGGTCCAGCTGATCGACACGGACGTGATCGAAGAGCACGACGTCATCACGGTGCCTGGTGACACCGACACGGTGCAGATCACGGGCGCCATGTCATTCGTGCCCGACCCGTTTGTCGTCTATATGTTCGGCGAAACGACCAAGGTCAAGAAGCCGTTCCGGGTGACCGGCATTACGCTCGGCTCGACTGACTTCAACCGCAAGATCAAGGGGCTCGAATACCGACCGGAAGTCTATGACCTGTCGTCCTACGGCGATGTCATGGATACGCTCACGCCGCCGATTCTCGATCCGCGATCCGCTGCGATTGGCGCCGTCCAGAACCTGAGCGTCTACGAAGAGACTTACGTCTCGGGCAGCCAGATCCTGACGAACGTGCGCGCGTCGTGGGCGCAGCCGATCGTGGGAAGCTACGCCGGTGCGAACGTCTTCCTGCAGGTCAACGGCGGCGCATTCAACCTCGTCGGGGCGGTGCGCGCCGATACGAGCTACGTGATCCCGGGCGTGAAGAAGGGTGACCAGTTGACTGTGCTCGTCCAGGCGATGGACGTCTTCAACAAGGTCGCGGCCTACGACCAGTCGCCACAGGTCAGCTACACGGTGATCGGCAACGTGACGAACCTCACGTCGGCTGTCGTGTCGGGCGCCGATTTCGTCTGGGCTGGCCGTGACTGCAAGCTCTTCTGGAACTACAACTCGACCACCGCATCGTTCGAGTTTGGATCTGAACCGGAAGGCTCGAGCGGCGCGCGTGACCCGCACTTCGCTGACTACGAGGTCCGCGTCTATGATTTGCAACACAGGCTGCTGCGCACCGAGCACACGCTGGACAACAGTTATGTCTATAGCTACGAGAAGAACTTTGCCGATGGTCTGCACCGGCACATCATTTTCGAGCTGGCCGTGCGCGACGTGTTCGGCAACGTTGGGAAGCCCGCTGTGCTGGACGCCTACAACCCGCCGCCGACGATTCTGACGGCAGGCACGAACGCGGCGTATGACCGCATCCAGCTCGCTTACACGCGCAGCGACGACGCGGACTTCGCCGGCGTGGTGGTCTATCTCGACGAGTCGACCCCGGTTCGCCAGAGCGCCGACAAGATCGCCTACAACGGCCCGGACTCGTCCGTGCTGCTGGCGAACCTGATGTTCAACCAAGATTACTACATCGTGCTGGCCGCGTATGACGCGTTCGGCATGGATGAGCTGATCCCGACGAACGAGATCCACGTCCGCACGCCGTTCCTTGATGTGAAGGCGATCGCCGATGGCGTGCTCAAGGACTCGCAGCTGATCCCGGCACTGCAAACCCGCATCGATCTGGTGGATGCGCCGGCCTCGATCATCGGTAGCGTGAATAGTCGCCTGAACGACACGAAGGCCGCGCTCACGGACGCAATGGTCACGGCGATCACCAGCCACGCCACGGTGACGAAGACTGTTACCGACAGCCTCGCCTCCCGAGTCGATACGGTTTCGGCCGCCACCGACAAGAACGGCGCCGCGATCCAGACGGAAACCACCGCGCGCACGAGCGGGGAGAGCGCCACCGCCAAGCAGATCGCGACCATCATCGCGACGAGCGGCGACAGCACCGCCGCGCTGCTGGCTGAATCGACCGCACGCGCGAACGCTGACGGCGCCCTCTCGACCCGCATCGAGACTGTCGTGGCGAACACCGCCGGCAACACCGCGGCGGTGCAGACCGAAATTACCGCTCGAAGCAGCGCCGACTCTGCGCTGGGTTCACGCATCGACACGGTGTCTGCGGCGACGGCGCTGGCATCGGCTCAAGTGCAATCCGAAACCACCGCTCGCGTTGGCGCGGACGGGGCGCTCGGCAGCCGTATCGACTCGGTGAATGCAGCCATCGGCAACTCCAACGCGCTCATCACCAACGAAACGACCGCGCGTGTGAACGCCGATGGCGTGCTGGCCGGCCAGATCTCCACGGTCAGCTCGCAAACCGGGGCCAATGCGTCGTCGATCCAGCAGGCGTTCTCATCGCTCAACGGCCTGAACAACCAGTATTCAGTCAAGA